GATCTCGTACACGTCGACGTCTAGTTCGGCGACCCATTCGTATCGCCAGTGGCACCGTCGGGCAATGGCGAGGTCGCTGACGATTCGCTCGCGCCATCCTGGCTTTTTTTTTGCTCGAGGCGCGCCATGAGGATCTCGCGGTCGTGTTCTTCGATCGCGCCTTTGATCTCGAGATAGCTGTCGGTGTCGAGCGCGTCGAGCGCGGCGATCACGACCTCTTCGGGTTGCCGGCGGATCTCGACGAGGTGCCCGGCGTCGTCGGCGAGCGACCAGTCCACGAGATACGCCAGCACCAGCGCGAGCGGTTGCTTGGTGCGATCGACGACGAGATCGCCGTCGGGTGTGGTGCGCATCATCTTCGCGTAGGCGGCGCGCGACTCGCCGGCGTTGAGCCGCGTGCGCACGGTGATCGTGTCGCCGTTGGTGATGTGCAGCACCTTCACCGTCGGCGGCGGAAAACGACTCATACAAACGACCTCCGGTGGTTATTGTTCGGGCGGCCCGAGTGTCGCGCGCAGTGTGCGAAACGGCGGCGCGATCTCGATCGCGTTGACGCCCCACGCCCAAAAGCCGCGCGCGCGTGGCGCCGTGAATAGGAGCGGCTTTTGTCGGAGCTGAAACGCGTCGGCGCGCGCCACCGTCGCCGACAGCGTCCACGTGCCGGCGCCAGTGCGCGCGATGTGCCACGACGACAGCTCGGCAGCGGTGCGGTGCCCCCATAGGAGCGCCGCCGCGCCGCCGTGCAGCGTGAGGTGTTGAAACACGGATCAGCCGGCGACTACCCGCCGGCGCGCGCCCACGGCCCGGCGGCCTTAAACGTGCCGCTGATTTTCGGCGCCGCGAGCGTGCAGTCGATATCGGCGTCCATGTACGCCTTACCCGACCAGAAGAACGCCGACTCGGTCGTGCCTGAATTGGGAATCAGTTCAAGGAATCCCGGCGTCGGCGCGTCGGCGGCGTCGAAGAGCGTGGTGTCGGCGCTATTCCAGAAGCCCTGGAGCGTACCGGACACGTCCTTGAGGCCCGGCACATACACGAGGTTGGCATCGCCGAAGCAGGTGACGTCCTCGTAATTGGTTTTCATCGACAGCTTGAAGCCGTTGATGCTGATGATCTCGACGGCCGTCGGCCCGCCGACGCCGGTCGGATCGTATTTCACCTTCCCGTACCGTCCGCTCAGAATTGCCATGGTGTGCTCCCTTGCTGCCCGTTATGGTTCGGTGCCCCGATCGCCCTATGAGATCGCCGTCATCTGCACGCGATAATTTCCGCCGCGATGCTGCCAGCGAATCGACGGATCGACGTCGTCGACTTCGGTGATCCGAATGCGGCTTTCGCGGTACGTGGCCATCCACGCAAACCCGGCAGCGACGAGCGGCTGATCGGCGAGCAGCTCGTCGATCCGTTTCGCCGCTGCTTTGATATCGCCGCCGGTGCCCTCGAGCATGCGCGCGCTGATCGCATAGAGGCCGTCCTCGTAGCCGCGCTGGCCGAACACGTCGACGTCGAGTTCCTGCACGAGACTGACGATCACGAACCGCGTCATCATCGGCGGCGCCTCGTCGTAATAGACGCCGTTCGGGCACAGCTGCAGCAGCGTCGGATCCGCGCCGAGCAGCGCAATGATCGCGTTGTCGATATCCGACGAATCGGTCGTCACCGTGCGCGCGGCGGCGGTGCTCATTCCTCCGCCCCTCCCGTCGTCACCTCGAGGCCGTGCCGCGCGATCATGTCGGCCAGCTCGCCATACATGCGCGCGCGGTAGCGCTGCACGCGCGGCACGAACACACGCCCGGGCGGCATGCTGCCGCGATTCGCGCCGAGCGCGTTGTGGCGTGCCTGCGTACCCATTTCAAAGATGTACGCGTGCTTGGCGCGATTGGTGACGACGGCCGCCGTGCCGAACGTGCTCACCCGCACGCGCGTGACGTAGACGCCGTCTTTCAGGTTGCCGGTGCGCGTCGGGTAGCCGTCGACGATGCTGCGCGCGGCCTCGTTCGCCGTGGCCGTCACGATCCCGCTCGCCTCGGTGGTGAGATCGGCCGGCAGCGCGAGCAACGCCGCCCGCAGCTCGGCCAGCCCTTCGAACGTGACGCTGCTGCTCATGGCGACACCAGCTCGGTGCACACCAGCACCATCTCGATCGATCGCTCGTCGACGTTGGTGACGGCGTTCACCTGCAGCGTGCGGCCGTTGAACAGCAGCCGCGACTGCGTCGTCACGCCTTTGTGGTACGGCCCGGTGACGAGGTGCGAGGCCGTCGTGATCGTCGCGCCGGCCGGCGTCTTACGCTCGAGCGCGACGGCCGTCGCCGCCTCGATCTTCACCGACAGCGCCGGCGGATCGAGATCGCTCCACGGTTGCGTGTAGCCGCCGTCGCCGTCGGGCACCGGCGGCCCGGGTGCCTGCAGCTGCACGCGGTGCGGTCGCTGGCCGATGGAGGTTTTCGGCGCGATCATGGCGTCATACCACCGCAATCGCCAGATACGGCGCGATCACGTCGTCGTAGCCGTGCGGCGTCTCGGTGACGCGGCGATCCTCGATCACCGTGTCGCGTCCGAGCGTCGCGTAGTGCGCCGCCAGCAGGCCGACGGCGTGCCGCAGTGCCGGCGCCTCGAGCGCGAGGTCGGCCGGCGTCGGCCAGCCGGCGCGGATCGTGATCGTCCACGGTTGAAACGATTGGAGGTTCGTCGGCCACGCGGATCCCTGCGCGAGCGCGATCCGGCCGCTGGCGTAGTCGACGAGATAGGCCGCCGGATCGAGCACGTGCGCGACGCCGGCCGGATCGACCGTCGTGATCGCGTCGACGGCGATCAGCGGTAGCGACTGCCATGGCAGCACGATCACCGTGCCGCGCACGACGTCGAGGTAGATCTCGCGCGTTTGCTCGAGCAGCGCGAGGCCGGTGTCCTGCTCCACCTTCGCGCGCGCCGCCCGCAGAAAGTCGATCATGAGCTGATCGCGCGGATCGGGCGGCGTCCAATCGAGGCCGGCGCGCAGCTTGATCTCGTCGAGCGTGAACGGCTCCTCGCTCGGCGGCTCGGTGCACACCGAGATCACGTGCGGCGGCGCCGGCGCCGCAAACGCCAGGTAGCGCGACCACTGGTAATACCCGGCCCAATTGATCGAAACGGCCATGAGTTAGCGCGTGCTCCGTTTCCGTCGATACGTGCCGGTCGTCGTCGCGCCCGGCGGTAGCGTCGCCTGTAGCCGCTCGGCCAGCAGCGGCGGTGCCGCTGGTATGGCCGGCACGGCGCCGGCCGGTGCCGGCGGCTGCAGCGCGCCGACGAGCGGCGGATCGGTATACCCGTCGCGCGCCGGCAGTTGGACGATCACGATCCCTGCCGGCACCGGCGCGCAGCACGTCGTATGCGGTGCGTCGTCGACCGGACACGGCCCGGGATCGCGTCGGAGATGGATCACGCCGTTACTCGTGGCCGTGCGGCGTCACGTGGCCCGGCCGCGCCGGCGGTTGCACCGGGTGCGTCGGCCGCCCGGGTGCCGTCGGCCGCCGCGTCGCGCCCTCGACCGGCGGCTCGTCGACCGGCGGCTCGGCCGCTACAGCGCGATCGTTCGATTCGCCCGGCACGTAATCAGAGCCGTCCTCGTTGTAAGTCGCCATGGTGTGCAGTCCTTTCGCTGGTGCGCGGATCGTCGTGGTGACACGTCGACGATCGCCGGCCGCGTCGGTGGAACATGACGCGCCGGCGACTCGCCGCTTAATTGAGCGCCGTGGTTTTCGCGAATGCCGACGGCCGGTAGACGCACAGCGCTTCGCGCCGCTCGCCACGAATCGCCACGAGGTTCTTGATGAAGAAGTCCTGATGGCTGTTGCTCGCCTCGACGCGGATCCCGCCGCGATCGAACACCTGCGCCTGCGTCGCAAACGCGCCGGTGAGCGCCGTGTTCGCGACGATCGACGGCGTCACGTCCACCGGCAAGCCCCACAGCATCGGCATCGGCAGCGGCGCGAACGGCCCGCCCGCCAGGTAGCGACCGAGCGTGTCCTTGGACAGCGCGATCGTTTGCCAGTTGATCGGGTTGATCACGTGGCCGTCGGGCATGGTGAAGGACGCGTTGAACACGGCCATCATGCTCAGGAAGATCGCGTCGGCGTTCGTCTCGCCGGCGATCATCGCGTGCCCGGGTGTCAGGCCAGCGCGATTGAGCAGGCCGAGCATGTTCGGCGCGGTGCCGTTGCCGTTGAGCAGCTGATCCTCTTCCGTCAAGTCGAGGCCGAGCCGCAGCCGCGCGTCGATGTAGCTCGAGATCTGCGAGACGTCCTCGAGCATTTCCTCCGTCACCGGCAGCCAGTGCGCGATCTTGACAGCCGTCTCGACGCGCTGCGTGAAGATCAACGCCGACTCCGGTTTGGCCGCGCCTTCGGCGACAGCGGCGGCGGCGTTCGTGAACGTCGTCTCCACCATGTACACGATCTGCGGCGAGTCGGTGGTGCCCGACGCGAGCAAGTCGCGAATCGTCAGCTTTTTGAACGTGAGCGGCACGATCCCCGGCAGGTACTGCGGCACGAGCAGTTTTCCGCCCGACGCCGGATCTTCCGTCAACGTCGTCGCGCGCAGGCCGGCCGGATCGATCAGCTCGCTCACTGGCGAATTCCAATTGCGCGATCCCTGGTGCCGCTTGTGCGCGAAAAACTGGCCCGACTCCGACTCGACCCACTGCCGGCCGAGCGACTTGTACGCCACGCGCCGCGTCTCGTCGGCGTCCTTCGGCGTCATGCCGGCGGTCAGTTTGTCGATCTGCTGCCGCAGTGCGCCGTCGCTTTTCGCTTCGTTGAGCTGCGCGCGGATCCCGTTGGCGTCGTCGATGATCGCTTGGATCGCTTTGCGCTCGTCGGCCGACATGAGCCGGCCTTTACTCGTGACGTTGCCCTCGGCGTCTTTTTCCTCGTGCGCCTCGCACTCGCGCGCCGTTTTCGCGAGCAGCGCGGCCGCCGCGTCCGTCTTTTTGCGGAGGTCGGCCTCGAGCACTTCCGAATTCAATGCACGCATGATCTTCAGCTCCCGGTTAGTGCGATCTGTAGCTCGAGCGCTTGTCGCTCGAGTTCCGCCTCGTGGCGTCGATCCTGGCCGGATCCCTGACGGGCCTGCGGACTGTCGGCGGTCACGGGTTGCTGTGCCGCGCGATCGTCGGCCGCCGGCTCGGTGGTGAGACGCGCGAGCGTCTCGTCGAGCGTGGCGATCCGATCGATCATGCCGTTCGCTTTCGCGTCGGCCGCGCTGTAGACGTGGGCTTTCCACTCCTGGCGCACGCGCTCGTCCGTCGTGCCCTCGCCGCGCCCGAGCACGACGTTGTGCACGAAGGTGTCGTACGCCTGATTCACCGACGCGCGGCGCCGCTCGAGCGCCGGCCCGGCGATCGGTTCCGTTTCGTTGCCGTCGACCTTGCCCTCGCCGGCGGCGATATAGGTGCGCTTGACGCCCATCTGCTCGAGCGCCTTGCTCAGATCGGTGTGGATCGAATAGGTGCCGATCCCGCCGACTTGCGCCGACGGCGCGGCGACGATCTCGGTCGCGGCGGCGGCGAGCTGATAGGCGGCCGAGGCCATGGTGTACTGCGCTTGCGCGATCACCGGCTTGGTGCGCCGGGCGCGCATAACTTCCTGCGCGAATTCCGCGTTGCCGGCGACGCTGCCGCCCGGCGAGTCGACGTCGAGCACGATCGATCGCACACCCTTATCGGCGACGGCCTGCCGCAGCTGCTTCGTCAGTCCTTCGAACGTCGTGCCGCCGCTGATGTCCGACATCATGTTCACG